GGTTTTAATTGCTACAAATTCCACACAGGTTACATTTTCAAATATTGCAAATACTCAAATTTCTGCAATTAATGCAACATTTGTAAAATCTGGTATTCAAAGTAAAGTTAAACAATTTAATAGATCTCAATCTATTAATATAATATTATCTAAAAATCCTCAATCTGGAGTTGGAGTTAATACATCTATAAATGATGGTTTAACTTATAATCAATACTATGGTCTTAGAGTTCAAGATGAGGAAATATGTTTAAATTATCCAGATGTTGTTAGGATAATTGCAATTTACGAGTCTTTAAATACAAGTACTCCAGTTTTGGATAGATTATCATTTAGTTCAATCGCAAATGTAGATAATAATGCAATTGTAGGAGAAAACATTATAGGAACAACAAGTAATGCAATTGCTAGAATTGTAAATAAACCATCCACAAACACTCTTGGTATTGTATATCTTAACGGCAATAAATTCATTGCTGGAGAAAATGTATCTTTTGAAGAATCAAACATTAATACTACTTTATCATCCATCACATTAGGAAGTTATAGAAATATAACTAATAAATTTACTTTAGATAAAGGTCAAAGAGAACAGTACTATGATTATTCAAGAATTGTAAGAAATTCTGGAGAAAGTGCTCCATCAAGACAACTTTTAGTTATTTTTGATTATTATTCAGTTCCATCATCCGATACTGGAGATGTATTTACTGTAGATAGTTATGATCAGGAAAGATTTTCTAAAGATATCCCAAATATTGGCAAGAATAATATCAGATCATCAGATACTTTAGATTTTAGACAAATAGTGCCAGTATTTTCTTCAACAAATAAATCACCATTTGATTTTGATTCTCGATCTTTTGGCACTGACCCAAAATTGATCTTGTCTCCAAATGAAAGTTCTTTAGTCAGTTATGATTTTTATCTTGGAAGAATTGATAAATTATATATTGATAGTTTAGGTGTTTTTACTGTTTTACAAGGTTCGCCATCAATAAACCCAAAACCACCAATCAAACCAGACAATGTGATGGAAATTGCAACCATCGCACTTCCACCATATCTCTATAATCCAAAAGACGCATCAGTTTCTTTATCAGACAATAGAAGATATACTATGCGTGACATTGGTAAAATTGAAGATAGGGTAGAAAATTTAGAAAGAGTAACCTCTCTATCATTGCTTGAACTTAATACTCAAACTTTGCAAATACAAGATGCAAACGGAATTAATAGATTTAAAACTGGATTTTTTGTAGATGATTTTAAAAATACGGATTTGATTAATAATCAACTATCTACAGTACAGGTTAATGAAGAAAATGATGAACTTACTACTCAAATTAATAAAAATAGTCTAAATCTTAGACCAGTACTTTCAACAACAGTTTCTGATGAAAATTTTGATTCATACAATTTTACATTATTTGATTCAAATGTTCAAAAAACTGGAGATGCAATTACATTAAAATATCAATCTGTTGATTGGATTGATCAACCATTTGCTACAAAAGTTGAAAATGTTAATCCATTCCATGTGATATCTTACAGTGGAACTATAAAATTAAATCCATCTAGTGATAGTTGGGTAAGAACAATTCGTTTATCTGATGTAAATATAAATCAGACAAATTGGGTTTGGTTAAGAGCTACAGGAACATTTCGTGTTGTTGGTAGTAGTGTAAGTACTAATGTAGAAGATAGATTGATTTCTAGTGGAACAGAACTCTACATGAGATCTAGAAACACAGGATTTAATGCGGTTAATTTAAAACCTCTTACCAGAGTCTATCAATTTTTAGATAGTAATAGTGGAGTTGATTTTATTCCAAAATTGATTGAGATTGCAACAGATTCTACTCTTCAAAACTATGGTTCTTCTGCAGCATTTCAAGTTGGTGAAACTGTAAAAGGAACATTTAATGGAGCAAATATATCTTTTAGAGTTGCATCATCAAATCACAAAGAAGGTCCATTTAATAGTCCTTCAGTTACATATACTACTAATCCATATTTAACTAACGAAACTATTCCGGAATTTTATAGTGCGTCATCAAAAACTTTAAATGTAGATATTACCTCATTGTGCGAATCTGTACAAGGTTTATATTCTGGTTATTTGACAATAGGTATGAAATTAGTTGGGCAAACAAGTGGTGCAGTGGCATATGTAAAAGATCTTCGATTAATTACTGATATCAATGGTTTTGTCTCTGGAGCATTTTTCTTAAGAGATCCAAATGCAAATCCAACACCTGCAGTTAGAATTGCAACTGGATCTAAAGTTTATAAATTAACTTCAAGTTCAACAAATCAAACTCCTCTTCCTGGTAGTAAATTAATTTCTTCAGCAGAAACAATTTATAGATCAGAGGGTACTTGGGAAGAAAGACAAAAAATTACAACAACTACAAATACAATTTATTTTGAAGACCCATTAGCGCAATCATTTACTGTTGGTGGTGTTGCTGACACAACAAATGGTAATAAACCAAATGAAGATGTAAATGGTGCATATTTAACTGCTATTGATTTATTCTTTGCAAGTAAAGACCAAAATAATGCACCTTTAACGGTTGAGATTAGAACTGTTGAACTTGGCACCCCAACAAGAACAATAATTGGGAATCCAGTTACTTTAAAACCAAGTGATATTGAAACTTCAACAACTGCAAGTACTCCTACAAGAGTAACTTTTGATTACCCAATTTATCTTGCTCCTGGTTTAGAATATGCAATTGTTCTTCTTGCACCACAAACCGATCAGTATGAAGTTTGGATTGCTGAAATGGGAGAGAAAACAATTGAAACTGCAAATTTACCAGACTCGCAGGCAGTTAGATATTCTAGACAATTTGCAATAGGAAGTTTGTTTAAATCCCAAAACGGATCTATTTGGACTGCAAATCAATACCAAGATTTGAAGTTTAAACTTTATAAAGCAAACTTTACTACAAAAACTGGTAGCGTACTTTTTAGTAACCCAACCTTAAATCAAAGTAATAGTTATATTCCTACTTTAACTTCAAATCCGATTACAATATTGCCGAGAAAATATACACTCGGAATTACTACAATTTATGATTCTTCTTTGATTGGAATTTTAACAACTGGTAGAAAAGTTTCATCACAATCTGTATCATACTCTGGAAGTTATGGTTACATTGTTGGAACTGGAAGTTCTGTTTCTTCGGTAGGAATTACAACAGGTGGAAGTAATTATACTACCGGTACTGTGCAAACATACAATATTAGTGGAAATGGATCTGGATTAAGATTAAACATTACTGCAAGTAATGGTGTAATTGCTGGCGTGGCAGTTTCTTCTTTATATCCAGGAAATGGTTATGCAGTTGGTGATGTTGTTGGAATTGTTACATCTACAGTTACACCCGCATCAGGTAAAGATGCTCGCATCACTATTACAGGAATTACTGGTTGTGATACATTATATCTTTCAAATGTTCAGGGAAATTCTTTCATAAATGTTGGTGTTTCAACTTTAGTTTATTATGATAATTCTGGAAATACAGTTTCTCTTGCATCAACAACTGTCACATCAAGATCTGCTGCTACTGGCGGAGTTTATTCGGGCAATTTCTTTAAAGTCAATCACTATGATCATGGCATGTATTCTAATGTTAATAAATTAATTATTTCGAATGTTGAATCTGATGTACCACCAACAACACTATCTGCCCCACTATCTAAAACAGACACAACAGTTAGTGTTGCTTCAACATCTAACTTTGGAACTTTTGAAAATTTAAATGTTGGTGTTTCTACTGGTTATGTTAAAATTGATGATGAGATTATTAGGTATGAAAGTGTGGGCGTTGGGCAACTTACTGCAATTACTAGAGGAATTGATTCCACAATAATATCGAACCATGATTTAAACTCTTTAGTCTATAAGTATGAACTCGGCGGCGTGTCATTAAGGAGAATTAATACAACACATGATATTAGCGACACAGAAATTAATATCGACAGATATTATGTGGAGTTCAACAGATCTTCTAATGGGATAGATCGTTCTACCGATAATAGTCCATCTAATGCTCCTCAAATTTCTTTCAATACGGAACAAATTTGTGGGGGGAATAATGTACAGGCAACAGAAAACATTCAATTTAATTCTATTACGCCACATATTGGGTTATTAACTCCAGGTTCAGTAACTTCTGCTACTGGACAAATTAAAACTACAAGTGGAACAAGTGTAAATGGTACTGAAACATCATTTATTGATCAGGGTTACGAAACAATTCAACTTGAATCGGAAAATAAGTTACAAACTACCAGAATAGTATGCTCAAATGTAAATGAACAAACTTATTTAAGTGGCAATAAGTCATTTACTATGAAGGTAGATTTAGCAACTACGGATGCAAATTTATCACCTCTAATTTTTTGGAAAAATTCTTCTGTAGAGTTTAAAAATAATAGATTAAATAAACCTATCAATGATTACATTTCAGACAATAGAGTTAATAGTATTTTAAACGATCCTCATGCAGCGATTTATATTTCAAATACGGTTAGACTTGCTCAACCAGCATCAGCACTTAAGGTAATATTAAGTGCATATAGACATTCATCTGCAGATTTTAGAGTTTTATATAGTTTAATTAGACCAGATTCAAGTGAAATTGAACAGACATTTGATTTATTTCCAGGATATGATAATTTAACACTTGATAATAATCAGGATGGGTATTATGATGTTGTAGATCTATCTAAAAATAGTGGATTACCAGATGTTTTTGTTCCTGCAAGTTTGGAAGATCAATTTTTAGAATATGAATTTAGTGCATCTAATCTTGGTTTATTTACTGGTTATACAATTAAAATTGTAATGTCTGGTACAGATCAAGCACATTCTCCAAGATTTAAGGATTTAAGGAGTATTGCATTGGCATGATGATTCCAGTAAAAGGTCACCCAAATTTATATCGTGACGAACATACAGGTGCTATTATTAATTGCGACAATCAATCATATAATCAATATATGAATAGTTTAAACAATCGCAAATTGCAAAAAATGGAAATTGAAAATATCAAAAAAGATATCGATGAAATTAAATCTTTACTGAAGGAGTTATTAAATGGATCCAAATGAAATAACATTAAATTCTATAGACAAATTATTCGAATATGAAAAACATGTTCGGGTAATTGATAATTTAAATTCAGAAGAACTTAAAAATTTTGCAAAACTTTACTTTAAATTATATCTAAAGCAACAAGAAGTTCTTTTGTTTCTTGACTCAATGTAGATATAAATAAAAAGTAGAGATTATAAAATAAATGGCAGCAGTATATGTCTCTAATATTGTAATTAATGCTGGAGCGGATTTTAGTCAAACATTTAATTTAGAATCTAGCGATACAAGTTCTGCTTTGAATTTGACTGACTATACGGTTTCTGCTCAAATGAGAAAATATTCTGGTAGTTTGACGGCAACTTCTTTTACCACAAATGTTGGTACTCCAGCAACTTTAGGAAAAATAACAATATCTCTTACTTCCGAGCAAACTATTTCTTTAAAACCAGGAAGATATGTTTATGACATTGTAATTGATAGATCAGATGTAAAAACAAGAGTAATTGAAGGAATGGTTCTTGTAAGAGAAGGAGTTACTCGATAATGTCTGACATTAAAGTTAGAGTTGGACAACAAAATACTGTTAAAGTAATCTCAAGTCTTGCTGGAGGTTCTATAAATGCTGATGTTGCAACAAATGTTATTGGAGGAATTGCTTCTGTTACTAATTTAAATGTCAGTGGAATTTCAACATTTATTGGTATATCAACATTTAAAAGTGATGTATATATCGATGGCGACCTATACATTAGTGATGATTTAAGATTTGATGAAGTTAATGCTAGAAATGCAAATATAACAGGTATACTTACTGTTGGTCAATCAATTTACTATATTCCCGGTCAACCATATGGTATCGCATATTTTGATACTAATGATCAACTTGTTTCTACAGGATCTACGTCTTCAGCAATAACAGAAACAAACTATATAATTTCAACAAATAGTTCAGGCATTCCAACCTGGTCAAATGTAATAGA